TCACTATGTCTGACTACGAGTTTATCAAGCGCACTTTCATCAACACTTATCTTGACGCTCCTGTCCTCATCGGGGGAATGCTTGACACTGCTGAAGATCTAGGGTCTTACTTGCGTCAGGACAAGAAGACTCGTCGAACCAAACGGAAGCTTGTCCGAATAGTTTCTGAAGAGATGGATGATAGTTGGGAGGTCACCACGTACAACCCCAAAGACATGAGCGCGTACCTAATGCTCTACAGCACATATAAAGGGAGGCCTCATGTGGAAAAGAGTTGGAAGGATGCAAAGCACATCTATCAACAATTCATCAAAGGTCTAGCATCCTTGACTGGGGTCGACACTCAAGAGCTAAACGTTCCTGATCACCCTTCTCAACTAGCTCATTACTATTCTCTAAGAGCGGGTCTATGGAGCAAGATGGTGGACGTCCTGGCCACGGCGAGAGTATCAGGCAACAACAATCCTTTGCACTTTTGCGAAGGTCCTATAAACTTCTACTATGACCAATATGTTGCCATTCTTCTTTCTCACGAGGATAAAATTGCCACGGTGTTTCCTTTCGAAGCCATATTGATGATCAAAGACAGCCTTCTCATGCGGGCAAACGCCCATATCGCTTGCAGTGTCATATACCCGGATACACCAGAAGTTCCAAAGGCAATGGAAGCTATTTTCGGGTGGCAAGAACGATGTCTATGGGTCTATGGGAATAAAGGGTATGAAGTCCTCAAGTCAGTAGAAGCGATCACCAAAGCTTTCCTAATGGACACGGTTGACCCTTACCTTTCGGGTTATGGGAATCTCACAAGAATCCGAGAAACGGTTGTGGCGAAGGAGACTAAACACGGAGGAAGTGCCCCTTTTCTTGTTGATGACCTCATCCATCTCCTTAGACAGGTAGAGCATCTGACTACCCTGGTCGAAGTGTTCGGTCTGCAAAAATTTACTGGACACCCTTTGATTGACCCTAGGACTGGAGGAAAATCGGCAGCCCACGAAGCTTCCATCCCTCGAACCACGACTTACCATAATGCGCTTCGGTTGCGTAACAACTGGTGCAGGATGTTCACTGAGGGGTACATCAGCAAGACAGGGACCTGGCCAAAACTCGTTTTCCCGCCGGAGAAAAGGAGGACATCGCTCTTCAACCTATACGCTATTCGCGAGCGTAACACAGAGAAGTTACGGGAGTGTATAGATGACTGGACAGGAGTTTCCTTCGAGCAGCAGTTGGAGTTCGACTACTATGAGAACTTCACAGACTTGATGGATGACAAGTCGATTAGCTATTATCGCTCAGAGTGGAAGGCTACTTGGCGAAGAGGCGTCCCGGTAAGATCCCAACGAAGACTCTTGTTAGAAATGCTTTCTCGGGAAGAAGTGAGCATCAAGAGTATAGTCACTATGGTGGAGCAGGACGAAATACCGTACGATTGGCTTATAGTGTCCCTCTATCCCAAGGAACGGGAATTCAAGTTAGAGGCGCGTATGTTCAGCATGATGGTTTTCGAGATGAGAGCCTTCTTCGCATGTCTTGAAGCCAATTTAGCCGAAAAAGTTTTCCCTTACCTCCCTCAGCAGACTATGACCTTGACCAAGACGCAGACTCACCAGCGGTTTTACGACTTAACGAAACCGGCAACAGAGGGAACCGAGAATCTTTTCCTGGAAGTGGACTTGTCGAGGTGGAACCTTCGCTGGCGAGATTTACCGATACGGATGATAGGGAATGATCTTAATGATCTCTTCGGGCTGGAGCGTGCCTACACCACGGTACACACCTTTTTCAAGAAGTGTATGATTCTGGTTCGCGTAAACGGATACGAACCAGACAACATGGATGTTACCCCCCCTCCAAGTTCCGACCTTCTATGGTACAACCATGAAGGAGGGTTCGAGGGGATAGCTCAGAAGCATTGGACAATTGCTACCTACTCGATGGTAGATCTTGGTCTTCAGGAACACCTTGGGCACTATCACTTATTGGGACAGGGGGACAATCAGATAGTCATGGCCAAAGTGTATGACCTTCCAGCACACCCAGCAGAGAAAGCTTTGATCATCCGACCACTAGCTGCCAAACTAAAGGCTAGTATCGCAGAGTCTTGTGCAAAAGTCGGCCAGGACGCGAAGCCAGAGGAGTGTTTAGAGTCGACCAGGGTTATCACATACTCTAAAGACGTCTTCATATCGGGGGCGGAGTATCATCTCTCCATCAAAGCTTGGAGTCGGGTCTTCCCACACGCTTCGTCGAGCTTCCCAACCGTGGTCAACAATGTCTCCTCTCTAGCTTCCGGGTCAATCAATGCTTCTGAGAAGATGAAAACTCCTATCAAAGGTTATTTCCTTTTCTTGTTTCATCTTGCAATGTATTTGAGAAGCATGAAGACTCGCTATCTACCTGAGACGAGCCAGATTCATGACAGTCTCAAGAAGTCAATGAATGACAAGGACAGGATCCTCCTTATGGTTATCCCATCCTGTTTCGGGGGTCTTCCTATTGCTTCTGGATGCGATTTCCTCTACAAAGGAAGCGCTGATCCGTCCGGTAAACACTTGAGCTCTCTTCGGGTACTTCAACGAGCTGGAATGGTGATCCCAGGAGTACTGTATCACACCTTGCGGGTAGGTCTTTGGAAAGGGAAGAAGATAAATCGATCTGTTCTTCTGCAGGATCCCTATTCCTTGCCGATAGAGACACCTCAAGCTGCTGAGTCCGCCGTTCAGTCAGTTAGTCTCGACTACGTGAGGTCGGAATCTAGGAACAAAGACATCAACTCTCTTGTCTCTGTCTCTGTGGACACCTTCGAGCTCGACCTATCTCGAAGCCTCCTCTCTACTCGGCCCTTCAACCCGGTATATTGTCGAGACCTAATTGAATACTCTCTCTGCGGCGCTTCCCAAAGAGTCCGGAAAATGTTCACTGCCACTCGGACAGTTCAACAGATGTCCTTAGGTTCTGAAGCAGATACAGGATCCATTATCCTAGTATCAAGTGCTTCAAGCTTCCTCTCTTTGTACGAAAGACTCCGAACTCTCAAAGGGCCCAATGAGACAATACCGGATTCCTACACCGGAATGGAGACCCTGCGGTCTGTATGGAGTGAGCATCAGGAACGGCGTCCTGTTGGGGTTTCATCGTATAGTCCCCTTGATTGGGCCTGCGTAGGTGGAGTCGAACTATGCCAAGAAGAGGGAATCAAAGTCATGTATCGGGGGTCGTTGGCGGATCCACGTCACTCCCACGGAGGAGAACGACCATATCTTGGTACTGCTGTTAGAGAGAAGAGATCGGAGCACGGATATAGGATCATCACCTCGTCGTCCGCTGAAAAAGCCGTTAAAAAGCTCTACAATATGCTCACCCAACCAGGCCTGGATCCATCAATGGAAGAGCTTATAGCTATGGTCGCTGGGTCCCGGACAGATGTAGACCTCCGATCTCTAGTTCCTTACTCCTCTAGAGCGATCGGCGGATCCATCATCCATAGATACGCGGCGATCTCCGGGTCTCAGACAGCGCAGCTGGTAGGATGCGGATCTTTTGCAACTCATGCGTATCTGGACTCCAATAGATCTGGAGTGCTATCAGGGTCTCTGCAAGACTACCCAGTCATGTTCCAGGAGTTTTATGCTTTAGGGATTAGTCTTCTTAATATCCATGCTGGGAGAGCGATTGACAGACCGTACACTGCCCTTTTCCGTGTCCCAGAAAATATTGTTCCTCTTCCAGAAAACCCTGTCACAAGCTTCAGACAGCTTACTAGAGAAGTACCCGCTCTACCTGGCAATGCAATCGCCCACATTGCTTATCCCCGTTTGAAAGAGGTAGAAGGTCCCCATCGATATGGGATGATAGGGGATGCTAGCACCAAGGGACGAGGTTTTTCCGACACATTACTGGCTGTGTCTCTCATATCCCGTTCCCTTCATGACCAGTATGCTGCTCAGGAGATATCGGACCTCGGGTACGGATCCATACGGATCAAAGCTGATCTCCTGGAGGTTGTTGGACTAGGTCCAGGCGCTCTTATATACGGAGCAGGAGTAGCAATATGTCGAGCTGCCATCAGAGGAATGATGTCTCGAGGGGGGAATCAGATTCGGTGGACTCCTGTTCCAGTCATATTATCCCTAGCTGAAGCAGTGGCAACCTCTCTTCTTGGTTTCTTTTGTCACCCGTTACTTAGAGGACACCCGACTGTGGCGAGGATAGGAGGATCGTCTCCGATGAAATACGGGAAACGACGCATGGTTCAGAGTCTTTCGGCGCGTATTGTCAAAGTCGCATTCTCCCAACTGCACGACCCAGGAAGCTTGGCGTTGACAGGAGAAATTTGCCTTTTCCAAGACGATGAAAAGAGTAGCAGCATCTCCACGGTGATCGCCGCTCTAGAGCTCATCCTGGCATCGTCAGCCTTTTGTGGGGAGGTGAGTCCGACGCTGATGTACAGGATAGCTCGGGTAAACCTTGTTAACGCTAGACGGGTTAAGGCCGGCAGCGAGACCAATATAACCGAGGTCAACAGGGAAACTCTCCTCCTCCTGGAATGGGCCACAGAGAGCGGAAAGGTTAGGATGAGGGAAATGCTCCAGCGTCTCTTAGCTGGTCAAACCGTCAGGCTAAGTAGTCTGACCCTAGCAGAGCACTTAAGACTAGTTCGGACCAACTCGCGGATCCTTATCAAACCGAAAACTCCTCCTCCCGCCACGGGTGTGGCCCCCTTTGAAGCTCCCATTATCCGACGCTACGGACCAAGACACTGTTTCTTACTGGGAGACAAAGAGTCCTCTCTCTATCGGGAATTCTCCATCTATAGCCGAGTAGGGAGATATTACGGTGTAGAGACAGCCGCTGTCTACACTTACGAGCCTGTCCGATTCCTCTTTCAAGATCGTCAAGTAGTAGTCCTCGGCTGCGGATTGGGGGGGTGTGCGGCAGTAGCTTCGTGTGGGGGCGCTACCTCAGTCATAGGACATGACCGGTTAGAGGACATCACAGGACTATGTTTGACTGGCACAGATGAGGTTCCTGCTGCTGTCACCCGGGTAGGAGGAAGCTCTCGATTCTGTCGTTCCAGATGCGGGTATCAGACTGCCAAAGGGGATATCTACAACAAGGAGACATGGGATGATCTTGCTGGTATCACCGTAGCAGATCCTCTTCTTGTAGTTGATATCCCTATGAGATATAACACAGACATCCATCGCATCGTGCACAGAGCAACAGAGGCATATGGGAAGGTTCAGTTGTTGATCCGAGTAAGAGCAATCGCACCTCGTATGAGGAAGCTCCTTACTGAGCTCGTCTCTGCCTCAGCAGTAGACTATGTCGTCTTGATATGCAAGTATCAACAGTGGGAGGAGTGCTTAATAGTCCTTACTGCGTCGTACCCCTACTCCCCCGTAGACTGTGGATCCCAAGAGACCACAATCAAGTACTCTGCGGCTTCACCCACGAATATGGCCCACTACGGAGGAGGAAAGCATACGATTATGCTAGAGATCTCACAGGGTTTAGACATTGATGACGAAGACCTCATACCTGAGTCCTTTGTTCTAGACGAGATGATTACAGCGACGTCAAAACGGTTTGAGCATCGCTTCTCGTATTCACAGTGGTCTGATATTTTGCTCTTACTCCTTTTTAGGGATCTTTCTAGTAGGCCAAACCCTGTGAAGGCATTATGTGACTCCTTGTCTCGAGATACGGTGGTGATATCACGGCATAACAATTATGCTTTTTCTTGGACACCAGCACTGAGGAGAAAGGCAGAGACCCTGTTCCCACGAGCTTGGCCGTAGTGTGTGATCGCGATGTTGGAGTGTACTTTCCATTGTTGTAATAATATTGATGTTTTAGCATATTAGAAGGAGATTAACTATAGAATAGTAGAGTATATAGACAACCTTTCAAGTATTACTGTTAATTAAACAAAAGAAATTTTTGGTCTTCGACTAAAAAACCGTACCCAAACGGAGATGACCTTGATGACGGGTCTTAGAGGTTAAGATGTGTGTATATAACGGAGGTTTTCTTTACTTAGTGGAGCGCCCTATTACAGGAAGCCAAGGAGTCGGGCGCAAGAATGCAGAACAAAACTCAGAGCTTCCCCAACATCCATGAGGACGACAAGGGGAAGAACA